AAAAGAATTATATACAGAGATTGCAACCTACGTCGTTGTCCACAGACCAAGTCTCTGTTAATCAATATATCGTTCTTGCCCACCTTTCTTCTCTAATCTCTTATCTTCTCTCCTTACATCAAGTTTCTAACTTCTACAATGGCTTTCTCAAAGTTCTATAACAAAAGAGTGAGTGATCAAATGGAGTCTTCTACATCATCATCTTCTTCTTTCTTTGGTGAGTTGACAGGTTCCATTGCTAAGTTTTCTAGGGCAATTGGTAACATTACTTCTGTTTCCCAGAAGATTTCAGATCATCTGGACGAACTCAAACCCTCTATAAGTGATGCTTCCACATCTTTCGTATCTACCTGTAGCACTGTGAACAAAGTGTTAGATAAAATAAACGCTTTGATAGAACCTTTCCTCAAAGCGTATTCGTTTTTAGCCACTATGTACAAATCAATTAAAGATATGGTCCTCAAGTTATTTGAGGGCCTTTCTAGTAAAATAAAGTTAGGCTTTTCCTGGGTTTTAAAAAAGAGTGAAGATGTAGATGTAGTTGTATATGGATTTTTAGTTTTTGCCATTTCTATGTTGGTTCTTTTGTATGTGTGTCCATCAAATATTGTGGAGGGTGTTTCTAGTACTGTTAAAAATATTTTCTTTATAGTTGGTAACATGTTTTCTAGTTTGTACAATTTAGATTGGTTCCCAAAATGGGCTGAGAGGTTTACTCTGGTGGCGCAAGCCAGTATGTTACCTGGTGAATCGGTGTCTCATACGCCAACCTCGCAACTCATGTCAACCATCCTGGCATTTGGAATATCGACTCTGGTGTTCATAGCTGTGCCAGGACGACCCAATGGATTAAACAACCCGCTATCCAAGATCTTGTATTCAACAGGTAGTGGAGCTCAACAGTGCAATCAACTCTTCACGCTTTACCGCAACATGAAGGATTGTACTTCACAAGCATTTTCTTGGGTTCTTGAGATTATAGTGGACATGTTTGGATTTAAGAACCCGATATTGTCTGCTATTAGTGCTACCTTGGCCACAGATCTATTTGAATGGATGAAAGAAGTGGATGCTGTGTGTGATCCAGCCACGCGTCTTGAAAATTTTGCCAACAAGGCTTTTCCCACAAAGCTCAATCATTTAAGAGAACAAGCTCTCAAAATCTCAGCATATATTGCAACGCATCCAGTTGCTGCATTCATGAGTCATCGCGTTAGTGCAGCAATTAATCAGCTTGAAAAAGTGTATGCTGAGAGCTGCAGACACATGGGAGTCGGACAATACAGGATTGAGCCCTTTATGGTGCAATGGTTTGGAGCTAGTGGCTGTGGCAAGTCAACATCCATGAGATTGTTTATAAATGATGTGCTCGATAGAATGGGAGAGCCTAAACTCAACCGTCTCTATGCAGTGAGTAAGAGAGATGCGTACTGGTCAAATTATGCGCATCAAACAGCCATTCTTATGGATGACATGGGAGCTTTGCGCGATGGTGCGGGTCAATGTCAAGATATCAAAGATCTCATTGACATCAAGTCAACGCAGCCTGCACCGTTACCTATGGCTGCTGTGGAGGATAAAGGGAGGCACTTTACTTCCAAGTATATCTTTGCGACCTCCAATCTGATTTCTGCTCCAGCCCAGTGTGGCCTCACCTATCCTGATGCTTTTGAGCGCAAAAGGGACATCCTGGTGGAATGCATCAAGGATGGAAAATTCTCAACTGAAGACCCCACTGGCCATCTCAAATTCAATATTGTTGAGAGCAGGCGACCACATGCCATCACACACCGTGGTTTGTCTTACAGCGATTTGTTGGACTACGTGGTGGCAAAGTGTCAGGTTCATGCTGAAGTTTCCAAGCAATTGTTTGAGGCTGAATCTGGCATTGCGAGCAAAACAGCCCAGGTACAAGTGTCCTCAAAGGAAGTGGTGGCATCTGTTGATGGGGCCAGGCTTAAAACAAAACAGGACAATCCCATTTTGTCACCAGTTGTCATAGATGATAATGATAGGATAATTTATTCAAGAGAGCTGACAGTGGAAGCTCTCAAGTTTGCCTATCAAGGGAGCATGGACCCAGAGGAACTTTTTCCACATGATCACCACAAGCAGGCTCTCTTTGATTCTCTTGATGCGGACCACAAGCAAGTGTTTCTCAAATGGAGAACAGACATGCTCTACCGAGGGGCTGATGCTGAGCAGTATAGATGGTTGGTGCAGAATATTCCTGATGATTATATAATGCACTTTAAAAGCTTCATTTACGCATCAACTATCTGTGAGAAGAAATTGTCGGTGCAGACTGAGATGAGAACTGGATTTGCGCACAAGTGCATTGATGCTGATGTTGACACACTCATATGCATTGAACAGATGCCCCCTTTTGTCCAATTTCTTTACACTGCCTTTGTTAGATACTGGTGTAACAAAGTTTCAAAGCAGCCCAGTGAATCATGGGTGAAGGTATGTTATCATAAGATAATTGATTACATTCAAGAAGCTTGGTGGAACATGCCTTATGCTCTTAGATTGCTTATCAAGGCAGGCTTAATAATAATGGCTCTAAATGGAGTTTTTGGTTGCATTACAGCATTTCTGGCCTGTTGGCAGAGCAACACATTTCCAAGTGCGTCTGGAAGGGGAGGCGTGACAAATGAGTCCAACAGCATATCCAGCAAGAAAAATTTTGGGAAAAATAAGCTCAAGAACATGTTAGTTGGCCAAGGAGCTCAAAGTTTGACACAAGATTGGGCATCAGAAGATGGATTTGTCAACCACAGTCTAAAGAAGAATCTTGTCGTCTTACGACTTGGGGAAGGTGTATATTTCCGGGGGACCTATGTGTGTTCTGGCTGGATTATGACTGTTGCTCATGCTTTTCACAATGTTCGTGATGGTACACCTTTTACCATAGTCCATCCGAATTCAAGGTCAAAAGTGCAGTACAATGCCAGAGAGGCTAAGGTGATAGAGGGTCAGGACATCATTCTGCTGAGAGTTGGCGATCCTGATGGTCCAAAGCCTGACATAAGAAAACACTTTCCTCGCAAGGATGAAGTGTGTTTTACCAAAGGGTCTCAAGGACTGTGTTGCAGGGCGGTGGCATCAACAGATCCAAGAAATGGAAATCTAGAGCTACTCAAAATGCCAGTCATGATGTCAAAGGGCTACACTGTGAAAGTTGAGTATGAATTGGACACATCTAGCTTCAAGATATGTTCCCAGAACTCCTATGAGTACCATATGAATGGGGAAAATGGTGACTGCGGAACGTTGCTGTTGTTACCCAGTGTGCAGAACAAACAGCCCATGATTGTTGGCATACACTGTGCATCTTACGATGGTATTGCAGCTGAACGTGGCTTTATTTCCTCGAATGCAACAGCAATCTACAGAGAGCAGCTGGAAGATTTACCTGTTGGACCCGTCAAAGCTGCCATGGTTCGCTGTGATATCCTTAAGTCCATCAGAAGTAGAGAAGCTGCCTTGTTTGAGGAGAATCAAGTTTCATTTCTTGGCACTGTTCCACAAGAATTGGCAGCAACCGTCCCACACAAGTCAACACTCAGAAGAAGCCAGCTGTTTGAGGCTTTTGGACCTGCAGAAACAGCACCATCAATACTCACCGTCAATGACAAGAGGGGTGAGGGCTTTGATCCATATGTTGCTGGGGTCATGAAATACAATGAAACAGCACACAATTTTGATGAAGGAATTGCCAAGATGGCCTTTGAGACCCTCAAATGTGCTTTGTTGCCCGTCATGAAAAATCAAAAGGTGCCAGGCGGAATGCCATGCGCTCGTGACGAAGATGTTGTGCTCAACGGTATTGATGGTTGGGATTATTACGATGGTATGGAGCTGAGCACTTCATGTGGTTATCCCTTTAACAAGATGGGTATGGGTCTCAACAAAAGAGAGTTTGTGGAAACCACTGGTGTGGGGGACCGCGTTGAGCTCAAGCGATCAACACCTGTGTTTGAAGCGTGGGAGGAGTTGGATGTTCAAGTGAGAAAAGGCGTCCATGTGGACCTGTTCACCACTCAGTGTGCTAAAGACGAGCGCCTCCCACTTGAGAAAATATATGGGAAGAGAAAGACACGGTTGTTTGAGATTCTTCCTTTCCATTACAATATGCTCGTCAGAAAGTACTTTCTTGATTTTTCAGCAACTCTCATGTCCTCGCACAATGCAATTCCATGCAAAGTAGGAATTGATCCCACGAGTTCTGAATGGTCGCTCCTAGCCAATGGGTTTAGAGCAGTCTCTAACATTGGGTTCTCAGCAGACTATTCAAGCTTTGATGGTCGTGCTCCAGTGTTTATTTTCCAGTGGTTTTGCGATCTTGTTGATGACTACTATGGTTCTGCTACTGGGAGTCCTGAATCAAATGCCCGCCATGCTCTACTCATGATGGCCTCATGTCACTATACCCTTTGTGAGGACAAGGTTTTCAGACTGGTTGGAGGCATGCCGTCAGGTTTTGCACTAACAGTGATCTTCAACTCATTACTGAATGAATTCTATATGCGGTATGCTTTCATTTCACTTTTGCGAAGGCCGCACATTGCAGCACGAGCGATTGGTGTAAAACCACATGATTTTAACCAGCTTTTCGTTGCTGTGTATGGAGATGACAACCTTGTTGCTGTTCCCTTGCACTTGCAGTGGTATTCATTGCCCAACATTGCACAAGAACTGGATATGGTAAATGTTGTAATTAAAAACGGTTTGGACAAATCAATGGATGTGAATGAGGTGCAGTTTCAGGATTTGTCTGAACTGACTTTTCTGAGCAGAGGGTTCAAGAGACATGCTCTGGGCTACCATATGGCACCGCTTAAGTGGGTATCCATAATAGAACCAATGTATTGGATACGACCAGCACCCGGTTGTCCTGATGCACAGGCAATGATGGAAAATGTTGAAACTGGCATAAGAGAGGCCTTTCATCATGGTCAAGTTGCATATGAGAAATTGGTGGCAGATGTGCAAGAAGCACTGAATGAACGTGGATTTCGTGCCACAATTTTCCCTTCCTACCTGGAAGTCGAACAAGAATGGATTGCCAAGGTTACTGGAAATGCTGATGTGATGACAATCTGCGAAATGGCAAGAGCTGCGATTTCATACACCCCGTTAGAGCCTGGGAGCAAAGTGGAAAACTTCGAAAGGGATTTGAATTGGTTTGCTCCAAACATAGGCTTCTGTTCTGCACGAACTGCTTCTCACTACAGTTGGGATGACGAAACCATTGTGGTAAATTGCACAGGTGCAAAGAAGAGCAATTGGGTGAGAGGCCCTGCAAACTGGAAGGATTTTGAAGGACAAATGTGGCCATACACAATTTCTGCGATTCTGGATGCTCAACGCAGCAAAGCTGCGGAAGGAAAGGCCATTGTAAACACCATATTTGTCTGTGGTAACGGGTATGCAGTAGGACCTGTGTGTGCTGCACTTATGGCTTTGGCGACTAGGCAGTTTTGTGCTGAGGACATTATTGTAAGGTTGCGCACAATTGCTAATGTGCTGGATTTGAACACATACCCTGGAGGTTGTGCACAGTACTTCCTACAGTGCGTCCCCCATGGTGATAAAGTGGCACAAGCTGGTATTTCGCTGCACAGCAGTTTTGCACATCAAGGTTTTGAATTGGGCAATTTCAGAATAATCCGTGGTGACATCTCAAAGACTACTGCCTTGAGAATGCCATATGTGGTTGGACCCAATGGAGGCTGGGGGAATTTTTCGACGCAGGAACTCACAACCCTCCTATCTTATCTCGGAAAAGGCTATGCTGAACTTGTGAGTCGCAACACAAAGTTGACTCTCTATTTCAAAAACATGAGCCAAGAGGATGTCCAACAGCTGATCACCTTTGTCAAGTTGCAGGGTTACTATCCTAGCGAAGTCACAGTGGGCCAACTCAAAAATTTTGTTGATGCAGAGCAACTGGTGTCCAAGCGCAAGGAGGGAACTCTTCACCGTGTTGTGTTCACCAAAAGAGTGCTTGGATCGACATGGAAATTAAATGGTGACAACATCATGTCAACCTTATCTGCGGAAAGCCTGTTTCCTGGTCCCTTGTCTGCTTCTGTACTGAAAGTATTGCTGAGCAAGCATACCAGGAACATGAGCTGTCAGAATATTGGCTTGGCTCTCAAGATTTATCTTCTCAATTTCCATCATATCACTGCGGAGATGCTTGAGAAATTTGAGAACATGTTTCAAAGAAAGTTGCCTGATAAGTTGCTTTTTGAAACACTGGTTTGGTTAGAGGAAAGCTTTCGTTCTCAAATAGTTATTGATCATTCTGTACTGCAGCGCTTCAATAAAAATCTGTTCAAGGCAAGGGAGCACGGATTTTCTTTGCACCCTGAAATGATCAACATGAATGCAGTGGATGCACTCGTTTTCACACTAAGAGAAAATTTTCTCGATTCAGAAAAGACCTACTGTGTGGCACCAGAGTTGAACCTTGGGGCCTTCCTCTTTTTGACAATCTTGGGCCTCAGCAAGCAAGACAGTGACATCCTTCAAGATGTCCAGTCCACTTTTGTTAGAAACTGTCAATCCATCCTTACAAATTATCAGGAGCCTTGAGTCAGGCATTATGACTCAGTTTGTACAACTTACATGTGTACTGTAATTAATGTGAGTTGTGGAAGGATTGCATGAATATAACGGAGAGTACTGTTCTTTATTGAATGGGAGTCCGGTCCACTTTGTGGGTACCCGTGAATCTACATGGGTTAGAGATTTGCACGCCTCTCTTTAAATATGGTTCGTGTACCCTGCTTGGCTAGAAAGCAATTGTTTGGTGTTGTCAACGCGCCGCCTCTGGCCAAGAAAACACCCCTTAGGCTTTATTGGTAAAGTCAAGATGTGGAGAAGGAATGCCAGCAAGCATAAGCAGAGTCTCTTAGGGTCGGGCTTAAGATGGCAGCCAGAATTAGAGCCTTTGAGTATGCTTGTGGGCATCTGGTTTTCACATCAACTCGTTTGGAGTATAAACAACTCGTGTGATGGTGTAATCACGTAAAGCAATGACACCCGGGGTGTGCTTTCCCTAGTTAACGTAAGTACAGGTTGTTCTCCTATAGGAACTAGAGCGTTGGTCTCAACTCAAAGAGAGACCCGTTTGAAAATCGATAAATTTCCGTAGCTTGCGTCAAGCTGCTGTTGTTAGGGGCAACAGTGAAGAATCATCACACCTCTTCTTCCCTAGGTTCGTCCAGAGGTTTCAGAGTGATGGCTTCTTTGTCAAGAAGTAAAGAATGACACGTGTTGCGTCGACAATGCACCGTATGGTTTGGTTAGCCATAAACATATATATTATATTAGATGGTTTTATCTGTGTGTTCTGATGATTGTAAACTTACTTTCAATTATTAGTGGCGACAGGAGAGGTTTGTCCTTTTACTCTTCTTGCTATGTTGGACAAAAAAAAGATTTTCTTTCTTTTATTTTAAAAAAAAAAAAAAAAAAA